CTGCCAGCCCTGGCCGGCAACCCGGCCAGCCGTCCGGCACGCCGGCGACCCTCACACCAACCGATGGTCGCGCCCTCACTCACCAACGCAGAACGACCAGCGCTGGTAACGCTGGCCGCTCTCGCCGTTCAGACGGGTGCATCCGTCGATGGCGTCCTGCAACGGTAGCGCCCAGCTCGGCGCAGGGGAAGCCGGCGCCGCAGGCGCCGGCCTTGATCTGCATGAGGAACTTTCCCACCCTCCCGCCGCGGCGATCGCGCTGGCCTGCACCTGCCGGCCTGAGCACCTGCGCCTGCGCTCCGAGCACGGCGAGCTTGTCCAGCCTCGTGGGCGATGCGTCAACCGCTGCGACTACTGCGCGCGCCTGGCGGCCGTCGAAAACTGCGAGATGCTCGCGCTCGACGCCATGGAGGGCGACGCCGCCACGGTCCTGCTCGTGCTGACCACGCGCACGGTCACCGTCGAGATGGCGCAGTTCTCGCGCGGCCTTGAGCTGGTCAAGCGGGCGCTTCGGCGCAAGGGGCGGTGGCCGGCGGCGGAGTACGCCTGCCTGGTCGAGTTCACGACCGGTTACGGCGAGCGCTCGGGCGGCCAGCGCCGGCCGCACTGGAACCTGATGCTGAAGGGCATACCGGCGGAGGATGCGGCGGACGTGCAGACGATCGCGGCCCGCGTCTGGTGCAAGCACGTCGACGCCGCGCCGGCGGCGCAGCACGCCACGCCGATCTACGCCGGCGAGGGCCTGACGCGCTATCTGGCGCTCCACTTCCAGAAGGCCAGCCAGGAGCCGCCGGCCGGCTTCAGCGGCCAGCGCTTCAACTGCTCGCGTGGCTACTTCACGGGCTGCACGCGAGCTGCTGCACGAGCACGCGCGCACGAGTCGCTAGCGCTGAAGCGCGAGGTCTGGCGCCAGGAGCAGCGCACCGACGCGGGCCGCCCTGAGACGGCGCACGACGTCGAGCTTCTGGCGCAGCTCGCGTACCGTGCGGCGCTGCGCACTCACTGGGTGCTCGTCCATCCCAACGGGGCGCCGGCGAGCGCGGACAAGGCCCGCCGGCTGCTCGCGCTCGATCGAGACGCCGCCGGCGAGCTGGCCCCGGCCGCTGACGGGCGGATGATCGATCCCCGCGCCCAGGCGCTTGACCGGCAGACCGCACGGCGCCGGCGCCGGTGCGACGAGCACGCTCGGCTGGCCGAGTGGCGGATCCCGTGGGAAGTGCTGTTCAGCGACGCACCGGGCTAGTCTGACCTGGCGGGGAACGATGCCCGTGGGCGGCACCTTGCCCGGCTTTGCGTGTCACCGGGGCCGCCGAGCACGCCGCCCACGGACCGGCTGACAGTACACGCGAGCCGAGCCTAAACTCGTACATTCGTCCAGAGGGGTAGCGCTGGTGCGCCCTGGTGCCGATAGTGGTCCTGTCACCGGGGAGCCTGCTAGGCGGGGCCTCCGACGTTCACCACTGATGGAGGTTCACCGAATGCTGGTCACCACAGGACCGCTCACGATCGTCAAGCGCGAGACGTACAGCGGCGACGACGACGCCGATCCGGTTGTCTGGGGCAAGAGCATGGGCGCCCACCAGGGCGAGCGAATCGAAAAGCTCGTGCTGCTCGACGGCGATGCCGGCGTCATCCTCGACAACTTCACGCTGCACCCGTCGATCAACGGTGAAGCGTCTGAGGGCTCGATCGTGACCCTGACGTGCGAGATGGTCCGCGAGTCCAAGGCGGCCTTCTCCCGGTCGGGGCGTGAGTACACGTCGATCAAGGACAAGTGGCGCGTCGTCGCGGTCGAGGCGGTCGAGGCGTGCGGCTTCGCCAACCGACCGGCGCCCGCGCCGGCTGCCAAGAACGACTGAGCCGCCGGCACCGAGCGCCACCATGCTCCGCCGGCCGTGCATGGCCTTCACCTTGACGCTCGCGCTGATCGCGCCGGCCGTCAACGCCGCCCCGGCGGCTGCGCAGGATCCTCCAGGCTGCGCAGCCGCGCCGGCGGCTCCCCCCGCGGGGGATCCGATCAACGAGCAGTGGGAGCTGCGACAGCTCCGCCGCGAGACTGCCGAGAACTGCGCCGCGATCGTCGCCGCGCTCACGTCGATCAGCGCGGACGCCGACCGCGGCGCCGACGCTGCCAGCGAGCTGGCCGCCGCCGCCGGCGCCGCCGATGGCCTGGCCGTCCACGAGACGGCGGATGCTCCGCCGCCGAGCACGGCAACCGTCGAGCTGGGCGAGGACACCCGGACCTGGCAGGGCGACCTGTCCTCGGCTGACCAAAGCGTCGTGTGGTTCCTCACGGGCACGCTGATCGCGCTGTTCTTCGCTCACTTCCTGATCCGCAACGAAGCATGACCAACGCACCGATCAACGTAGACGCGGTGCTCGGCGGATTCGCTCTCGGCCTGCTGTGCGCGCTGCTGTTCTGGGCGGCGCTGGTGGGCCTTCACATCGTCCGACGCCTGCTCAGCTGAGCGGGGGGGATGGCATGTTCACCACCAACGAAGGGACACACCATGTCGCATCACCTGAGCAACCTCTGTCACCAGGTCAACGCCGCGCGCGTCTCGCTCGTCGCGGCTCTGACGGCGCTGTTCGCGCTCTCGCTCGTCGCGATCGGCAACGCGGTCCCGTACGACCTGGACCCCGTGACGGACGGCGTGACGGCGCAGATCGCGGACTCGCTGCCGGCAATCCTGCTGGTCGGCGGCGGCCTGATCGGCGTGTTCGTCATCTGGCGCATCATCAAGCGCATGACGAGCGCCTAGCGCTGCCAGCGAGCTGGCCCAGGGCGGTCCGCCTAGCACTCGTGCTGATGGCTGGACTGCTCTGGGCTCCGCACGCTGCCCACGCGCTCGTCCCCACGACCATCAGCCAGAACCGGGAGGCGGTCGCGCAGATGATGGAGCGCGGCGGGATCCCGGGCAACAATCCCTACGACGTGCGCACGCCGAGCTGCGGGACGGTGTGCAGCGACCTGTGGCTGTCTGAGCACCGGCCGATGCCCAACCAGCCTCCGTCCAAGGCGCTGCACAACGAGCTGCGCCGGCTGCGCTTCAAGGCGAAGCTGATGCCGGCGTTCTCCAAGCTCCCGGCGGTCGGGCTCGGCGTAACGGCGGCGTTCGTCGGCTTCTCGGTCGGCACGGCTGCGCGTCAGATCTTCTTCGCCGAGCAGATGCCCGCCACGGGCTCCAACCCTGGTGAGCTGTCCGCCGCTCCGGGGACCACGGGCGCCACGCAGACGTTCTCCGGGCTCAAGCCGATCAACCCGGAGTGGACGATCGATCCCACCTTCTTCGGCTCTCAGAAGTGGCCGTCGGACGGCTGGGCTGCGCAGCGCTACGGTGGCGGCACGGACTACCCGGCGTGGGCTGAGTCCTTCGCTCAGCCGTGGGGCGGCTACCAGTTCGTGCCGAGCACGCTCGTCTCGATCTTCCCCGGCACGCGCGCCGGCTTCAACTCACAGATGGCGTTCAAGCCCTCGGAGTCGACGCCGCCGCAGGCGACGCAAGTGGCCGGCGTCGATGTCCAGAAGCCGAACGTCGAGTTCCCCACCTGGTCGGAGTACTCCGGGTCTGCCGCGACGGTCGATGATGCGGTGCAAGCTGAGTTGAACACCTACCCCGAGCGCTACCCGACGCTGATCCCGTGGCTAGACCACGAGCTGGGTGGCTCGTCGCCAGACCCGACGTCGACCGAGGTTGCGGTGCCGAGCTGCACCGGGGATCTGTGGCTGGCGTGCAAGGCGAAGATCGAGGCCGCCAGCCTCGTCGCGGCCCGCGAGGTGCTGAGCTTCGCCAACGCCGATCTGACCAAGCCGGCGGCGGCGGTCATCACGCTGACGCCGCCGGCGCCGACGATCGTGGAGCAACCGTCAACGGTCACGGTCACCACCAACCCGGACACGGATGCGATGCCGCTGGCGCTCCCTGAGCCACAGCTAGACGAGACGTACGACGCCTACGTGGGCCGCCTGCAAGCGCTCGGGCACGCCGGCACGGTCGAGCGCATCGACCTCACGGACGCCACGCTGGACCCAACGCAGGGACCGAGCGCCGTGGCGAGCACGATCCCGGGCAGCGGCACGCGGATCGCGCCTAGCTCGCTCGTCAAGGTGCGCGTGAACCCAGCGACCGCACCGGCACCGGGCGGCGCTCCCGGGCCAACCGTCCCGGCCATCGACTTCTCGCCGCTGTCTCAGACCAGCCCGTGCAACAAGTTCCCCTTCGGCGTCCCCTGCTGGATCGTCGGCGCGCTGGGCGGCTTCAGCGGCGCCGGCGACTGCCCGAACTTCGACGTGCCGTTCACCGGAGACGGGAGCTTCGGCAACCAGGCGATGAACGTAGACGCCTGCATCGCTCAGCCGGTCGTAGACGTGGTGCGACCGCTGCTGCTGATCGGCTGCCTGTTCGGCATGGGCTGGCTGTTCATGGGCGCCGCCATGGGCTTCGGCGGTCGGGGCGGCGACGACTGATGCTCGACGCACTCCTGAACCTCGGCCAGACGATCGCCAACGGCCTGCTGTGGGCACTCGTCACGGTCCTGAACCTGCTGATCGAGGCCGTGGGCGCACTTATCTCCGTCCTGCTCCTGGCGCTGCCCTCGATGCCCGACGCACCGGACGCACCGGTGGCTGAGTGGATGGGCTGGCTGAACTGGCTGGCGCCGGTCGCGCCGATGGTCGCGGCGCTCTCCGTGTTCGTCGGGCTCTGGCTGGCCTTCCTCGTGATCCGCATACCGCTCAAATGGGTGAAGGCACTGTGATCTGCCTACTCGACCTGAGCGCTGCCGGCGCCTGTCAACGCGACGTTGACACCACGCCGGCGACCTGTCAACATGACGTTGACAGCAAACCACGAGTGAGGATGGCGTGCATGCCCGACCATGAAACCTCCGATTTCCCGCCCATGATGCGGCGCCTGCTGCGAGCGCACGCGGTCCGTGTCGGCCAGGGCGACACCTACGACCTGCGCGAGATGTGGGAGCTGCGCGACGAGCTAGACGCCGCGATCGTGATGGCGATTGGTCTGGGCCGCGAGACACAGCCCGACGCCTTCTCCTGGGCCGGCATCGGCGACGCACTCGGCGTACGCCGGCAGACGATCGAGCAGTGGTACCGCCGGCGGGCCGCCACGGCGTTCGCCACGATGACCAAGCCGGTTCCGCGCTGATGCGCTGGTACCTGATCCTCGGCGGCGGACTACTCGCCAGCCTGGCCGTAGGCGGCGGCACGGTGGGCCGGCTCCTGGGCTCCGTCGTCCGCGAGCTGCTGCGGGCCGTCGCATGATCGCCCTGTGGCAGACGGCACTGTTCGACGGGCTCATAGACCCCGACGGAAACCTGTTGGAAACCAACAAGGAATCCGCCGCCGGCCGACGTCGCCGAACTGCTGAAACTGTTGGAAACGGTGAAGCGCTGGGCGGGCCGCGACTCGATCCCGTCGTGGCGCTCTGCGCGTTGCGGCGTGCCTTCCCTGACGGTGAGGGCCGGCCGGCCAGACTGCTGCGGCCATGAGCATCGCGATGGTGACCGGCGCTCCGGGCTCGGGCAAGTCCTTCTACGCGGTGAAGGAGATCGTTCACGCGCTCGAGAAGGGCAAGTACGTGGCGACGAACATCGAGCTTGCGGACGGCTGGGCGCTGAAGATCGCGCGCCTGAACGTGATCCGCCGCATGATCCCTGGGCGCTGCGCGAGCGTCGCGGCGACCTACGAACGCCGCGTGATCGTGACGCCAGACCTAGAGGAGCTGTTCCGCGTCCGCTTGGACGGCCAGGGCGAGGAGCGCGGCGTGATGGTCCTAGATGAGGCGCACAACTGGATGAACGCCCGGACCTGGGACCAAGACGAGACGGGCAAGGCGCAGAACAAGGGAGAGGCCGTCCGCCGGCGCCTGGCGATCGTGCGCTTCTTCTCGCAGCACCGCAAGCTCGGGTGGCGCGTCCTGCTCATCACGCAAGCGGAAACGAACATCGACAACCAGGTGCGGCTGCTGTTCGAGTACCACGTGAAGCTGAAGAACGTCCGCAACTTCAAGGTGATGGGCATACCGATCTGCCCGTGCAACCTGTTCTTGGCCATCTGGTTCTGGAACGACAAGACCAAGAGCCGTGTGAAGGTCCAGAGCTACATGCTCAACAAGCGCGTGGCACGCCTGTACGACACGATGGCGCTGTCTCACGGCATGGAGGACGACGAAACGGAGCCGATCCGGCTTCCCAGGCCCGCCCCGCCGAAACCGGAGGCCCGTAAACGCCGCCTAAGGCCCTCCGGGGGATCGGGTAAGGGGATCGGGTCGGCACAATCCGGGGCGGGGCGCCTGCGGAGCGGCGGCGAGGACCAAGGCGCCGCTGTCGACCACGACCCACCAACGCCGGCGCACCCGGGCGCGAGCGCAGCGGGTGACGCACTACCGCAACCCTCGTCCGTTCCTGACGCCGGCACCGGAGCTCCGCCGGCCTCCCCTGGCACTGATGGGCACCCAACCAGCCCCGGATGGCATCCTCATAGCGGC